GTATAGATCATTCGCGCTCCTGGGAGGCTTGGAGCAAGGCTGGCGATACTTTGCCTTATCCTGAGATTGAGATACAGCCGATAGAAAATATCAATCAACTCGATCTTAGATTCGCGGTAGGCTTAACTATTCACATTAGCAGCAGTGAACCATTGCCAAAACTTAAAAAGATACATTCTGCTTTTGTTGATGCTAAAGCTAAGTCTGTATTCCTTTCTCATAACAAGTACCTAATAATGCCGTCAGGGGAGATTTTAGAATGACGATGTTTCTCAATGAGGATATTGATTTTAGTTCGTACCTACGGGCTACAGATCACAAGCAAAATGTAAAAGATGTATCAGTCTGGGTAGATGAGCTTAGCGATAATCTTGATAACCCTGTTATTGAGAAATTCACACGAATGGAATGGGAGGGCACAAAGTCATTTGCATTTAGGCCAGGTGAGGTGACAGTTTGGGCTGGTTCAAACGGTGGTGGTAAGTCCTTACTAACTGGGCAAGTGGCTTTGGGATTGATTAAGCATGGTGAGAAGGTCTGTGTAGCATCATTTGAGATGAAGCCAAAAGTAAGTATTAAACGGCTTGTTAGACAGTTTTCAGGTGAAGACATAGACCATCATGCTGAGATACAGGGGCTTGATTACAAACGTGCGTTGTATAACCGTTTTAAAGCGTTTGGCATGGGTAATCTGTGGTTCTACGATCAGCAGGGGACAGTGACAGCAGATCAGGTTATTTCTGTTGCTAGGTATTGTGCGGTAGAACTCGGCGTTACACATGTATTTATTGATTCGCTGATGAAATGCGTATCTGGTGAAGATGACTATAACGGTCAAAAGAAGTTTGTTGATGAAATCACAGCATTGGCTAGAGATCACAATATCCACGTTCACTTGGTTCACCATATTCGCAAACTGCAATCTGATGAGCTGATGCCGAATAAAAATGACTTACGCGGGTCGAGTTCAATTACAGACCAGGTAGATAACGTATTTATTGTTTGGCGAAATAAGAAGAAAGAGAACGAAATACAGAAGGGTATTGAAACAGATATGTCTTCACCAGACATGATTTTGATGAATGAGAAGCAGCGTAACGGTGAATCAACGGAGTGGTATAACTTTTGGTTTCATCGTGAGAGCAGCCAGTTTATTGATAAATGGCAGGGTTTTCCATCGGACTTTGATAACAAGGGTAGGTTCAAAGGATGAACGAGTTTTTTGAGGAAGAGCGCCATAGATGTGAGGTACGCCAAGTCATTAAATGGCGTATGCAAGACAGAACAAAAGCAATGGATTACATATTATCAGTAAGGAATAAACGAGGTGATAGTGCTGCTGATTTGTTGCATAAGGATTCAGCAGACCAATGGACAAAGGGTAATCGAGGATTACAAGGGGATTGGAAATGAAATTAACTCAATGGTTTAAATCTTATATTAAGCCAGTTCATATAGGATGGTATGAAACAGAAATGAATGGTCATTTTGGTTATTCATATTGGGATGGTATGCAATGGTCTTGTCAGCATAATAATTATTCATGTTTTTTAGCAAATGGAATTTGTTGGAATGGTGCGATACAAGATAAAAAATGGAGAGGAATTGATAAATGAATCACATATTACGATCAATTATTGATGAAGAATTGCAAAAGGCATATGAGCGAGGCGCAATAGATGAGCGTGAGGAATGTGCTGATCTTGTATTGACGCTTACTTGTAAAGGCAATGCTAAGGAATGCTTTGAATTAGCAGCAACATATATACTGGCAAGGGGGCAAGCATGAACGAATACAAACTAATTAAAGTTATAGAAGATATTGTAAAAGTTATAGCTGAAAGAATAAAAGGCCACGACAAAGAAATACTTGAACTCCAAGAACACATTAAAAAATTAGAGCAAGAACCAAGACAAACACTAAAACAAAAGATTCGCGCAAGGGGATAAGCATGAAACTAACAAATTGGTTTAAACCATCTATTAAGCCAGTGCATAAGGGCTGGTATCACACAGGTGTATGTAATGAGCGTCCAATAAATGAAGAAGCTGAAAGTGATTTCAATTGGTGGTGGGATGGTTTTGAATGGCGTGTAAGTGAAATACATAGAAAAAGTATGTCTCAAAATAGATGGTGGAGAGGAATATCTAAATGACTTGGAAACGTGTTGATGATAACCAAGCATTGATAGTCAAAGCATTACGTAAAGAAGGAATGACAGTCCAGCATCTTCATGCAGTAGGTAAGGGTTGTCCTGATTTGCTTGTTGGATTTAATGGTAAGAATGCACTGCTTGAAGTTAAGGATGGCAATAAGCCTCCTTCTGCTAGAGAGCTGACACCAGATCAAAAGATTTGGCATCACAACTGGCATGGGCATAAATCTATTGTTACAGATGCTGATAGTGCAATTAAGGAAGTAAAAGATGCCTGCAAATAAAAAGCCACGTAAGAAATTAGTAAGAAAAGACCATGTATTGCCAATGACTATCCGGCATAACTCTGAAGCTGATACTGGGATGCAGCTAATTCCTCATATGGAGCTGATGAAGTTACGCGAAGGGCTTGGAGATGAGCAGAGCTGGCATACGCTGGTATGTCGGCTAAACATTGGCATTGTTTCAGCCTGGCAGAATGAGATAGATAGCACTGAGATTAATCGAGGTCTTGATGCAATGATTAACGTGCGCGAACGACATAGGACATCAGGTAAATGGGGTTTGTCTGGTGATGACTTGCGTGAGATTGGAGATGCTTTGGTTCTTACAGATAGCATTCAGCTATCGTTAACACGAAGACAATTAAACAAAGCTATAGACTACGTGTATAAAGAGGCTAGCTATTGATTTTTTGTTTACGATAGAAATAAATATGTTTACCGCTCGAAACAAACTATTTATTATCTCTACATCGGCACTAAAAACGTAGTGTCACTAATAAAAGATAAAAATGATAGACCCAAACGCTGCTGTTGATTACATCATTAAACATTCTCAAGAGTACGCTACTGCAAAAGCCAATGTTGTATATCTTGAACAGTTTAGAAAAACACAGAAAGCTATTTGCTTTCAATCTAGCTTACGTTCAACAATGGCAGAGAAGGAGGCAGATGCTTATGCTCATAAGGATTACATTGTGGTTCTGGATGGTCTTAAGGAGGCTGTGGAGACCGCAGAAAAACTCAGATGGATGTTGGTAGCAGCACAAGCAAGAATTGATATTTGGCGCTCACAGGAAGCATCTAATAGAGTTATAGATAGGGGTACTCAATGAGTGAATACACTTTGTTATCTGTTATTTGGGGATGTATTTCATTTATATTTATTTGCGATTTAATCTATTGGTATTTGTAATGGCAAAAACAACTTTAAAAACTAAATTAGCATTAAGAAGAATTGATAAAATTCAAGAGGTATTACGTAAAGAGGATTTAACAGTAAATGAGATAGCTGAAAAGATTTATATGTCATTGCGATGGGCAAGAGAATATGTAAAAAAATTGCATAACGAAGGTGTAATTCATATTGCATGTTATCGACGTTATGATTTAAGTCAGCAATCAGCAGTACGCGCTTTGTATTGCTGGGGAAGTGCTACAGATGCTGTTAAGCCTCCGCCATTAACTCCATATGAAAGAACTAAGCGTACTAGGCAGCTAATTTATAGTGACATTGATAGGCATCAAAAACTGCTGGCATTGCGTAGAGATAAAAAGTTTAAGAAAGAAGCTGACTGGACTTCTTCATGGATACCGCGCAGGAATGTGCAGCAAAATATGGATGCTATATGACTGACAAACAACCGGAATCACTGAGACTTGCTGATGAATTAAATGCGCTGCTTGAATCAGATTCGTTAATAGGCGCAAGCACAATAGATAAAGCCGCCGCAGAACTACGCAGACTGCATGAAGAAAATAAGCAATTGCAAGAAAAGTGTAGGAAGTACATTGAGATACATGATGCTGTTGTTGCTGATTCCGACAAACTACGCGCAGCACTAGCGCAGCCTGAACATGGTTGTGCTGAGTGTGACAAGAAACAATCAGAAGGCTGGGCATTGTATTGTGTAGATTGCTTGCGTGAGTTCTACAAACTTGACCCGACTAATCAACGCCGCGAATGGGTAGGGCTGACTGATGAAGATAAGAAAGAAATATACGAGCAAGCTGACGCAGAAAGCTGGCACGATCAGCCATTACTTGAAGCAGTCGAAGCAAAGCTAAAGGAGAAGAACACTTGACTGATAAAAATGTTAATGCTGTAAGAGAGAAGTTAAGAATTCGCGCAGAGTTTGGATTGCAAAAGTATGGTGTAACTACTGAACGCGATGATTTAACGCATAGACAATGGTTAGTTCATGCACAGGAAGAAGCAATGGATTTAGCTGTTTATTTACAGAGGCTTATTGAAGATTTAGATGAGAAAAGCAGATAATTAAATTATGCAATGGTATAATTCCTTTGGTTTTATAAACATCATTGGATAAAATATGGAAGAAATTTGGAAAGATATACCTGGTTATGGTGATTTTTACATGGCATCTAATTTAGGAAGAATTAAAGTTAAAAAAAGAAAAATAAAAAAATTATGTGTATTACACAATAAAATTGTTGAACAAACTTATAAAGAAAGAATACTTAACCCATCAAAAATAGATAAATATGGTCATATGAGTGTTCATTTTGGTGTAAACAAAGAAAAATTTAATGTTTTAGTCCATAGGTTAGTTTTGTTCGCATTTGTTGGATTACCTGAAAATGGATATGAAGCCTGCCACAATAATGGTATTGCAAATGACAATAGAATTGAAAATTTAAGATGGGATACTCATGCAAATAATAATGTGGATCGTAAAAAACATGGAAATTACCCAACTGGAAAAGATCACCCAATGTATGGGAGAAAAATGTCTAATGAGTTAAAAGAAAAATTACTTAAATGTCATCTAGGAGTAAAAAGAAGTGAAGAAACAAAGAAAAAAATGAGTGAAGCTCAATACAAACGATATGCTATATAGAAATAAAGTATTGCTTGAATTAATTAGAAATATTCCTTGCCAGCATTGTTACATTGATGATGGAACTGTTGTGGCTGCTCATTCAAATCAGTTGCGAGATGGTAAAGGTCGTGGTATAAAATCACATGATTATCGTATAGCTGCTTTATGTTATATCTGCCATATGGAATTAGACCAAGGTAAAAATCTAAGTAAGCAAGAGCGTATTGAGATGTGGGAAGAGGCGCATAGAAAAACAATAGGCTTGCTTTTTGATAATGGAAAATTACAGGTAACTAGATGAAAAAAACTAAAACTGAAAAGAAGATTAGCAAAGTCTATAACGAGTTCAAGGATGGAACATTGCATAGTGGTAAGGGCGGCCCAGTTGTTAAAAATCCCAAGCAAGCAACTGCTATTGCTATGAGTGTTGCTGGCATGAAGATGAAGAAAAAGAAATGAAAAAATGTCCTGAAGTCTGCTCAAATATTCCACTTAATCTAAAGAATAGAGATTGGGCATTTAAAAATGTAGGTTATGGGCCAGCTAATCCTGAATCTCCTGAAGATTTTTGGAAAAAACGAGCCGATGAATGGGATACCAGCGAGAAGAATGCACAAACAATGCGGTGTGGTAATTGCTCTGCATTCATTCAGACACCTGAGATGATGGATTGCATTGTCAAAGGTATCCAAGGCGAAGAATCAGATAATGAGACATATGCTAATGAGGTTGTAGGAAGTGCAGAACTTGGCTACTGTGAGCTTTTTGAGTTTAAGTGTGCGGCTGATCGTACTTGTAGTGCTTGGCTTGTTGGTGGCCCAATTACTAAAGAGATGACTCCTAAGCAAAAAACTATGCTGAAGCTGGCTAAGTACGATATTGAGAATGAGACTGAAAATGAGTCATCAGAGTCAGATTGATTTTGTCGCTGGAGTAAAGCGCAAGTTTCCTGAGTATTTCTCAAACACAAAGGTTTTAGAAGTTGGTAGTCTTGATATTAATGGGTCTGTACGTCAGTTTTTTGACAATTGTTTCTATATTGGCGTTGATATTGGAGAAGGTAAAGGCGTTGATCTTGTCTGCAAAGGAGAAGATTTAGCCTTTCCGGACAATGAATTCAATGTTTCTATTAGCTGTGAGTGCTTTGAGCATAACCCTGAGTGGGTAAAGACATTCGACAATATGGTAAGAATGACTTCAGGGCTGGTAATTATGACATGTGCTACTACTGGTAGGCCAGAGCATGGTACAAGCCGTACAAGCCGTTCTGATGCTCCTTTCTGTGGTGATTACTATATGAATCTCACAGAGAACGATATTAAGGCTAATTGTAATTTCAGTAAGTTTTTAGCTTATGGGTTTTCTACTTGTGATAGCCCTGCTGATTTGTATTTTTGGGGATTAACTAAGAACCAAAAAGTATAAGCACCAAGAACCATAAGAATTTAGGCAGGCAAGAACCCGGTCATTGATTTAGCTCTAACGTCAACTGTTGCAACAGCACGTTATCTTGAATCTTAATCCCGGACTCTGTACAGATCGCAACTGTAACTAAGTTCTTATGCTTGTTGGTGACGATCAACATAGAAGCCAGACAGTCGAAACTCGAATGCAACGAATGGAAGCAGAATCCGTGGTCTGGGAACGTGCTGACAGCTCGGAATAGACGAGCATCAAAACGCATGAGGATTAGTTACAAGCAAGAATATAGACTATTTACTAGGTGATGTTTTGCGCTAGTCCTCAGCCGTGTTGGTAGCAAGTAACAGCTATCGGCTCACCGTTGAAAGAATACGGACAAGTAGGCTCGACTGCAAAACATTCTACCAACAGCAATTTATAGCAAAGTATAACTAAGTATAACTAAGTATAAGGCCGTATACGATGCAAGCTATTGTTATCTGTACAGTAAACAACCCAGGTATATCTATACTACTTGAGTCTCTTGCTATCTACGCACCAGATTTACCTGTCTACATCTCATCTACGCAAGCAATAACTCATCGTTCTAATGCCATATGGTTGCCTAATATGGAAAAGAATTTTGGTGATGCTTATAACGCAGCAGTCAATTACGCATTTAAAGATGGTTATGAATCAATTATCATGGCTAATGACGATGTAGTGATTACTCCTACTACATTAAAGCTAATGAAAGAAGATTGGGATAGGCTTAACCGAACTGATATGAAGATTGGCTTTGTAGGCGCTCGATCTGATTACGTATTGCCAGACCAAAACATCCGATTTCCATTAGAGAATGATAAAATTGTTGGACTTCGTTATGATAATGAAAACTACGTTAAGAATGTTGAAGTAATTGCCCCTATATTTGCTGCTATCAGCAAGGAAGCATGGGATGTAGCACAATTTCCTAGCATTAACTGGTATTCAGACAATATCATTTGTGATGACTTGACTCAGGCTGGCTATAGTCACTTTGTAAGCCGAGCATATGTACATCACGCAGGAAGCCAGACAGTAGGAACAGATTTTAAGCTATGCCATGAGGAACCACGGGCATGGATAAAGGCCAATAGGCCGGACAAGTACAAGGAATATTATGGCTGAGTTTAGTAGATTGCCCACACAGGAAGAGTTGTCTAGAATGCTGTATCAAATGCAGTTAGGTAATAGATCGCAACAAGATATTATTAATGAGAACCTAGCCAAGGGTTCTACTGTAAAGCCTATTCCTGACAATATATTTCAGAAAATGGCTGGTGGCGCTCAGACTGCTAAAGAACAAGTCAATAAGCTAGGCAATATGTCAGATATTGCAAAACTATTTCCCGGCTACACAGGCCAATCTCAAGTAACAATCCCAACTGATTACAATTTAGCACCTAAACAAGATGTTTACGGTGGTTTGAGACCACAAGGTATGCAGACGCAGCAAGTGAATATAGATCAGCTACTGAAGGCAATTAAACCTGCTGATGTGCTTGGTCTTACAGGTGCGCAGCAAGCGTATAGCGATATGGGTATTGGTAAGGCTCCTAAGCCAATGGATGTGCTGGACATAGCTGGACTTGGTGCTACTGGGTTAGGTGCTGGTAAGGGATTGTTAAAAGCTGGCGTAGAGGCAGGTAAATATGCAGCTCCTACTGTTGGAAGAATGGCAGAGCAGTATGCTGTTAATACTGGTTTACTGTCTCCTTTGGTTGCTTATCATGGAACACCACATACTTTTGACCAATTTGATATTAGCAAAGTAGGCACTGGTGAGGGCGCACAAGCATATGGACATGGAATTTACTTTGCAGAAGCACCAGGCGTAGCACGTGGTTATCAAATGGCTCTGTCTAATAAATCTGGTCAGATTACTACTATTGGTGGAAAACCAATTGAGGATTTGTACCGAAAAATAGAAAATAAAGCGAATAAATTGCCTCCAAAAGAAGCGCAAATTGAATATGAAAAAGCTGCAATGCTTGAGAAGATGATGTTAGATACTCCTCCTGATGAGCTTATTAGTTATGCTAAAGATATAGGTTCCGATCCAAAGGTTATTAGCTGGCTTGAAAAGGAAATTGCTCCAAAAACTAAATTTCCAGGTTCATTATTTAAAGTAGATATACCTGATAAAGCTGTTGAAACATTCATGGAATGGGATAAACCATTAAAAGATCAGCCTGAAGTGTTAAGAAAAATACGGTCAACAATTGATGACAAAGATTTATTAAAATCATTTGATTACAATGTTGATAAAGGAATATCTGGTGGAAATGCTTACAGTAGTTGGGTAAATGGCAAATTGCCAAAAGATAAATCTGAAACATTAAATAAAGCAGGAATTCAAGGAATTAAGTATTTAGATCAAGGTAGTAGAATGGAAGGTACTGGAACTAAGAATTTTGTTGTATTTGATCCTAATATTGTGAAGATGCTAGAGAGAAACAATAAGTCTATGGTTCCAGTTAAGGAAACTACTGCTGATCTTGTATCTAAAGCTAGATTAGCATACGAACAAAATCCTAATGACTCTAATCTATGGAAAGAATATTTAAGATTACGTAGCATTAGAGACGCAGAGAAGTAATAGCATGACACCAGAAAGGTAATGCAAAAATGGAAACAAACGAAGTTAAAGAAACTGGAAGTAACTGGAAAGTAGGGGACGGTACTGCTGGCCCAGGTAGACCTAAAGGAGTGCCTAATAGATCGACTCAGATCGTGCGAGAAGCTATCGCAAACCTATTGGAACGCAATGCTCCTAACATGGACAAGTGGCTGAATGAGGTAGCCTCTGAAGACCCGTATAAGGCTTTAGATTTGATGAACAAACTGAGTGAGTATCACATTCCTAAGCTGGCTAGGACTGAGGTAACTGGTGCTGATGGTGGCCCACAAGAGATGAAGGTTACATGGCAGAAGTAGTTATACCGTACAAGCCTAGAGAGCAGCAGTTAGCTATTCATGAGACTGTAGACTCTAGCCGCTTTACTGTGGTTGTTGCCCATCGTCGTATGGGTAAGACTGTTAGTGCTATTAATCATCTTATAAAGGCAGCAATCGAGTGTGATAAGCCTAATCCTAGATTTGCCTATATTGCTCCTACTTACGCTCAGTCGAAGCGTGTCGCTTGGGATTATCTACTTGAATTTACTCGTCCACTTGGTGGCAAGGCTAATATTCAGGAGCTTAGGGTTGATTTTTGGGGCCGCAGGATTAGTCTTTACGGCTCTGACAATGCCGATTCTCTACGGGGCCAGTATTTTGACGGGGTTGTGCTTGACGAGATTGGGGATCAAAATCCGAAAATCTGGAACGAAGTAGTTCGTCCTGCATTAGCTGACCGCATGGGATGGTGCTTGTTTATTGGCACACCAAAGGGCCGCAATCACTTTGCTGACTTTAGGGATCGCGCTGCTGAGACTGAGGGCTGGAAGCTATTAGAGTTTAAGGCTAGTGAGACTGGTGTGCTTGCTGACTCAGAGTTGAATGCAGCCAGGCTTGAGATGGGTGAGGATAAGTATCAGCAGGAGTTTGAATGTAACTTTAACTCAGCCGTAGAGGGTAGCTATTATGGGCAGATTATCAATGATCTTGAAGCGAAGGGTCGCGTCACCCATATTGACCGCGATGATCTTTGTAAGTCTTACGTTTCTTGGGATTTGGGTATGGGCGACTCTACTTGTCTGTGGGTAGCTCAATTGGTTGGCAAAGAAGTTAGGCTTATTGATTGCGTGGAAAACCACGGGGTCGGGCTTGATTGGTATGTCAATTGGCTCAAAGAGAATAGATATGAGCATTACGACCAGTACTTACCACATGACGTTGA